ATTTTATGTAATGGTAAAAGCATTATTTAACGCCGTAATTGTAAAACCCATCGAAGAAGAGGAAAGTGTTCACGGCAACATTGTAGTTCCTGATATGGGTAAAGAAAAGAATATTAAAGGTGAAGTCACATCTGTTGGCCCTGGAACCTATCAGATGGGTCATTTCATCGAAACTACTATTAAAGTAGGAGATGTTGTATTACTCCCTCAAATGGGTCCTACCACAATGGACTACAGGGGTGAGGAATATTTAATTTGTCAAGAAAATCAAATTTTAGCAGTAATTGAAAAATGAGTAAAGTAATTAATTACGGGGATGATTCCCGAAAAAAGCTAATTAAAGGTATTAACCAATTAGCAGATGCAGTTGTAACAACTTTAGGTCCTAATGGACGAAACGTAGTTATCCAACACGATCAAGGTGTACCTCAGAGTACTAAAGATGGTGTAACAGTAGCAAAATCAATTGAACTTGAGGATCAAGTTGAAAATGTAGGAGCACAAATGCTTAAGCAAGCAGCTATTAAAACTGCTGATCAAGCAGGTGATGGTACTACAACTTCGACTTTGTTAGCTCGTGAAATTGTAAATGCTGCTTCACGTTACAGTGATAAAGGACATAATATTGTAGAAATTAAACGTGGGATGGATAAGTGTGTTAAAGCACATGTTGATTTCCTACGAAATCTTTCCCAAGACATTTCAAGTGAAGACCAACTTCGCCAAGTAGCTACCATCTCAGCTAATAATGATGAGGAAATTGGAGAGTTGATTGCAACATCAATGGAAAAAGTAGGACGCGATGGCGTAGTTACTATTGAAGAGTCACGTACTGGTGAAACTTATCTTGAAACTGTAGAAGGTTTACAATTTGATCGTGGTTTTAAATCACCTTATTTTGTAACTGATAATAACACAATGAGTTCTCAACTCAAAGATACTGCTATTTTATTTTACAATGGTAGAATCACTACAGTAAAGGATTTACTTCCACTACTTGAAAATTTATCTTCACAAGCAAAATCACTTCTTATTATTGCTGAAGATATTGATGGTGAAGCACTTGCTACTCTTATTGTTAATAAGATGAGAGGTACACTTAATGTTTGTGCTGTTAAGGCACCTGATTTTGGTGAACGTCGTACTTTACTTATGAATGATATGGCTACTCTTACAGGTGGTCAGGTAATTGATAAAGATAAAGGTATGAAACTTGATAAATTTAATCTTGATTGGTTGGGTGAATGCCGTACCGCTACAATTACTAAAGAAACTACTACAATTGTAGATGGTGCTGGTGAAGAAGATGCTATTCAAAATCTTTGTGAATCACTTCAACGTCAAATTGAAAATTCATCTTCACCATTTGAAACTGAGCAACTACAAAAACGCTTAGCTAAAATGACAGGAGGTGTAGCAGTAGTTCATGTAGGTGGAAACACTGAAACAGAAATGAGCGAAAAGAAGGATCGTGTCGATGATGCCCTTCAAGCAACTCAAGCTGCTATCCAAGAAGGTATCATCCCAGGTGGTGGTGTAGCATTACTTCGTTCAAGCATAAATGCTAGTTGTGAAGTAACAAATGATGATCAACAATTAGGTTGTGATATTATGTGTGCTGCACTTCGAAAACCATTTCAACAGATTTTAACAAATGCTGGAGTAGAAAACGTTCACCAAATTGAATTTACTACTACTTCAAGTGAAAATCATAATATGGGTTATAACCTTAAAAATGGTAGGTATGAAGATTTCCTCAAAGCAGGAATTATTGATCCCACCAAGGTTACAAGATGTGCTCTTGAAAATGCTGCTTCAATTGCAGGCACTATTCTATTAACAGAATGTACTGTAGTAAACAAGCCATCAGAAAAATCAGACGAACCTCAATTAGGAGGTATGCCTGGAATGTTTTAAATTTAGATAATGTCTGGATTTGAAACAGTAGAACAAAAGCAACTCATCGCAAAGAGAGTCCCACCTGGAGACAGGTGGGCTCTCGTCGATGAGCCTAATGTGATACATTCTACACTAACTGAGACACTGGAGGCATATTTTAAAAAAACACAATTTAATGCCGCTTTCTATTTAGACCCTATTGGAAGTGCTTTATACGCAGTAGATAGAGTAGAAGTAGAAATTAAACCCGAACCAATTAAAACATTCGATTTTTATGGAGATGGCTACAAATAATAGTTTATGGGTTGAAAAATATCGACCTAATGTATTAGAAAATTACATTGGGAATGATCATCTTAAGGGTACTATGGCTAAGTACATAGAAGAAAATGATATGAATAATATGATTTTCTATGGGCCCGCAGGTACAGGTAAAACTACACTTGCTAAGCTATTAGTTAAAAATCTTAACTGTGACTATCTCTACATTAATGCCTCAGACGAAAGGGGCATTGAAACTATTAGAGATAAAGTATCAGGATTTGCTAGTACAATGTCTTTTAAACCTCTTAAGGTAGTTATTTTAGATGAGGCTGATTTCTTAACAATTCAAGCACAAGCTTCACTTCGAAATGTTATTGAAACATTTTCTAAGAGTACACGATTTATTCTAACTTGCAATTATGTGGAGCGTATTATTGACCCACTTCAATCACGTTGTCAAGTACTTAAAATTGTACCTCCTAGTAAAGCAGATGTAGCAAAGCATATTTTTAGTGTTTTATCTAAAGAAAACATACAACATAGTACAGACCATTTAAAAGATTTAGTTAATCAATACTACCCTGATGTACGTAAGATGCTCAATGTATGTCAGATGTCTTCTAAAGATGGTGAGTTAGAATTAGATAAACAAACACTTGTATCATCTAACTATGTTGATAAAGTAATTAAATTGCTTCCTAATAAAAAGTCATTTAAACAAATTAGACAGGTCATCGCCGACTCTAATGTAAATGATTTTGAATCGCTGTATAAAACGCTATATGAACGTATGGACGAATATACATCACGTCCCGCTGAAGCAATTATTATTATTGAAGAATACATGTATCACTCAAATTTCAGAATCGACAAAGAGATTAATGTGATGGCATGCGTTGCTAAATTATTAGAAATCTCTGGAAAGATTGTTATATAAAGACTTAATAGAATTTGGAGATAGAAAATTCTTATTGTATCGTATGATAAGAGAAACAGAAAAAATCCAACCCGATATTCTTAAAGAACATTGGAATTGTGATACAGTATTAAAAAAAGAAAACATATATTACTTTTGTAATGAAATTAAAGAAATAGATTATGAAGAAATCAGAAATGACCCCCCAACAACCCCAAATTGATTTGGGTAAAACAACAGCTTTACCAACCCCTGAAGGTAAGGATATTTGGAAACAAGGAGTAATCCTTAGAAAAGTATCTCGCTTTATTACAGGTGGGGATGAAGATGCAATTATGCCCATCCCAATTTTTTATGATGGTGCTACAGGTAAAATCTTAAAGGATACCTTACCACCTGAACTTAGAGAGGATTATGACACTATTTGATTGGTTAAAGGAACTGACAGGTAAGAAACGCGATTGGGACTCCTTCACCGATAAGGAGAAGGAGTCCTTTAATCCTTATATGGTTAATCGTTTTTTATCTATGCATCAACCTTTTATTGAATTAATCAATTATGTTCAAACCATTCCTTATACTGATAAGAAAAAATATTATACAGTATACTGTGGTTTATTACCTAAACAAAATGTTTGGTTAAAATATATAAAATCAAAAATGAAACAACCTACAATTGAATTAGTAGAGGCCTTATCTAAGATTTATGAATGTTCTACCCGTGAAGCAGCAACAGCAGTTGCTACTTTAGATAATGATGTCTTAGAAGATATGCTATATAAAGCTGGCTACCAGGATAAAGAGGTAATAAAAATGTTTAAATAAAATGGACAGTATAGTAAAATCAGTTTTAAAACAATTTACTGAACGAGCAGAGTTTGGTAAAAATAAATATGGTGTTGATTTAGACAGGGAAGATTTAGTATTTGAAGAATGGGTTACTCATATGAAAGAGGAACTTATGGATGCTATACTTTATTTAGAAAAATTAGAAAAGTTATATAAAAATGGAAAATAAAATTTATATTACGGGTTGTGCCAAATCAGGCACAACATTAGTCAGAAGGTTATTTAATGCTTTTGAGGAACTTAAAGTTTATAATTATGGAGAAATTATTCCTACAGACTTCGCTAAATCCCCTTACAATGTTGGCAAAAGATTCCAGTCATTATTTGCTGGAGAATTAGATGATTTTTTACTTCAACAACAATTATTAATGTTTGAGAATATTACAATAATAGATGTTTTGAGGAATAAAGAAGATGTTTTGAAATCTGATAATGGATATGTTAATGAAAACCGATATGATACTTGTTTAAAACAACGTAAAGAATATGGACACTTAATTAATTATACTATTATATATGAAGAACTCTTATCAAACCCCAACTTAATTCAAAAAGAAATATCTAAATTATTAGGGTTAAAAATTAAACATAAATGGAGCGATTACCCTAAATTTATAGACATTTCCCAAGAAAATCAGGTAACCCATAATGGAATTTATAAATTAAGGCCTATAGGAGCACCCAAAACATAATTCTAGGGAAATTGCTTAAAACTATAGAAAATAATGCCTAAAAAACCCCAAATACTTAAGGAGATACAAAATAAGGAATTGCCTGAGGTGAATTACGCTTACCAAAAGACAATTTCTTATTCTCAAATGTCAATGTATAGGAGTTGCCCTCATAAATGGGAACTCCAATATAAAGAGGGACATTATAACAATGATCCTAATATTCATTTTACTTTTGGAACCTCAATGCACGAGGTAATCCAAGATTGGCTTACAGTTTTATATGAAGAATCTTCATTAGTAGCAGATGATATGAACTTGGAAGAATTATTCCAAGAAAAATTTATAAATCTCTATCAAGAAGAATATAAAAAATTTAAAAACACCCATTACTCATCCCCAGAAGAACTTAGAGAGTTTTTTGAAGATGGAGTAGCAATTCTTAATTTCCTCCAAAAGAAACGTAGCACCTATTTTAGTAAACGTGGATGGCATTTAGCTGGTATCGAATTACCTATCGTGATGGACGTTGGTAACAATTTGATATACAAGGGTTTTATTGATATGGTATTATATCATGAACCCACAAATAAATTTTATATATACGATATAAAAACGTCGAGAAGTGGGTGGAATGCTAAAGCTAAAAAGGATGAAACTAAACAAATGCAGTTAGTCCTTTATAAGAAATTTTTTAATGAGCAGTATGGAATTCCACTTGAAAATATAGAAGTTGAATTTTTTATAGTTAAAAGAAAAATATGGGAAAATAGTGATTTCCCTATATATAGGGTGCAACTTCACAAGCCAGCAGCTGGAAAAAACAAACTTAAGAAAGCAGATAGAATCTTGGAAGAATTTATTTCTGAATGTTTTACCCCTAAAGGTAAATACCAAGAAAAAGAACATGCTAAAGTTGTATCTCCTTTATGTAAGTGGTGTGCTTTTAATAATAATAAAGAATTATGCGATAAATCATAATAATTCCTGACTCCGTACATATTTATATACAACAAACATATAAAAAATATTATTATGAAAAAAGATTTAACATTAACAAGCGTAAAAATTCAAAGTGATTTGTTTGAAGAATTTAAAGTAGCATGTGTTAGACATAAGTTTTCTTTCCAAAAACTTGCTGACCGATGTGTTCATTTGTATCTTACAGATGAGGATTTTAAACGACAAATCCACAACCACAACAATTTAGATTTAAAATAAAAATGAAAAAAGGTTATATTCCAAAAGATCAACGAAAGAAAATTTTGTTGATGTGTGATGATATCCGAACCCATTCAGGGATAGGAACTATTGCTAAAGAAATAGTATTACATACTGCTCACCATTACAATTATGTCAATTTAGGAGCAGCTATTCAACACCCTGAAGCAGGAAAGCGTCTTGATTTAAGCCAAGATACAAATAATCAAGCAGGCATAGATGATTCTTCAGTTATTGTTATACCTAGTAATGGGTATGGCTCACCAGGTCAGTTAAGACAATTAATTACAACTGAAAAACCTGACGCTATTTTCATTTTTACAGATCCTAGATATTGGGCTTGGTTGTTTCAAATGGAAGGAGAAATTAGAAAACAAATTCCTATTGTTTATTTAAATATTTGGGATGATTATCCTGCTCCTCGTTATAATGAATCCTTTTATGAATCATGTGATTTATTAATGGGTATTTCTAAACAAACAGTTAATATTAATAAAATAGTATTAGGAGATAAGGTAAAGGATAAAATGATTGAGTATGTACCCCATGGTCTAAATCATAATACTTACAAACCTATTAAAAAAGATAATTCTGAATTAATAGAATTCAAGAAACATTTATTTGGGGGTAAAGAATATGATTTTGTAGCTTTTTATAATTCAAGGAACATTAGACGTAAACAAGTACCTGATACTATTTGGTCATTTGTTCAATTTGTAGATAAATTGCCTTTAGAAAAAGCTAAAAAATGTGCTTTAGTGCTTCACACTCAAAAAGTAGACCCTAATGGTACTGACCTTCCTGCAGTGGTAGATATGCTTTGCGGTGAAGATGAAAGATATAACATTATTTTTTCAGAAAATAAATTACCTGCAGATCAGTTAAACCTACTTTACAATAGTACAGATGTTCAAATTCAACTTACTTCTAATGAAGGATGGGGATTAAGTTTAACTGAAGCTATGCTAGCCGGGAATCCCATTATTGCTAATGTTACTGGTGGTATGCAAGATCAAATGAGATTCCAAGACGATAAAGGATTATGGTTCACCCCAGATGAAAATATTCCTTCAAACCATAGGGGCACTTACAAAACACATGGTCCTTGGGCATTTCCAGTTTTCCCTACTAGTATTTCAATTGTAGGTTCACCTCCCACTCCTTATATTTTTGATGATAGGTGTGAAGCTAGTGATGCTGCTAATAAATTATTTGAAGTCTATAATTTAAACCCTGAAACTAGAAAATCATATGGTTTAATGGGTAGGGAATGGGCAATTGGGGATGAAGCAGGATTTACAAGTGAAAAACAAGGTGAAAGAGTTATACAAAATATAGATAAATTATTTGAAACTTGGAAACCTCGAACCAAATATGAGTTGATCAAATCAACTCCAATTAAAAAGAAAGTTGCACAACATAATTTAGTATACTAATGAAACCAATGTTTATTGTAAGCTGTCCGATTGATACGTACAGTGGTTATGGAGCAAGAGCTCGAGATTTTGTAAAAGCTCTTATTGAGTTAGATGAATACGATGTTAAAGTTTTACCCCAAAGGTGGGGAGAAACACCATGGGGGTTTATTGAGGCCCATCCTGAATGGAAATTTCTTAACTCACATTTATTACCCGCAGGCAATCAATTACCTAGAAAACCTGAAATATGGTGTCAAATAACTGTACCTAATGAATTTCAACCTGTAGGAACATTTAATATAGGATTAACAGCGGGAATTGAAACTACAGGATGTCACCCTACATGGATAGAAGGATGTAATAGAATGGATTTAATCTTAGGTTCATCTACCCATAGTGTAGAGGTATTAAAAAATATTAAGTTTGAACAACGTAATCAACAAACTAATGAAGTAATGGGTCAATACGGTTTGCAGAAACCAATTGAAATATTAACTGAAGGAGTTAATTTAGATATTTACCAACCTAAAAAATCTGAATTTAATTTAGAAACAATTGAAGAAGAATTTGCTTTTTTATTTGTAGGACATTGGATGCAAGGAGATTTAGGTGAAGATAGAAAAAATGTAGGATTATTAGTTAGATTATTCTTAGAAGCTTTTAAAAATAAAAAGAAAACACCTGCTTTAATTCTTAAAACTACTTCGATAGGGACTTCTTGTATGGATAGAAATGAAATCCTTAGGAGAATTGACACTATTAGAAATTCAGTACAAGATGTTCGTACTTTACCTAATATATATCTCTTACAAGGAGAATTTTCCGATACAGAAATTAATGAATTGTATAACCATAAAAAAGTAAAAGCAATGGTTAATTTAACTAAAGGGGAAGGATTTGGACGCCCTTTACTTGAATTTAGTTTAACTAAAAAACCTATTATTAGTACTAATTGGTCTGGTCATACAGATTTCCTATCAGAAGACTTTACTTCACTTCTTCCGGGGGAATTAACTCAAATCCATCCTAGCTCTGTTGTAAAAGATGTTATTATGCCTGAGTTTAAATGGTTTAGTGTAGATCATAGTGCTGTAGTATTTGCTCTTAGAGATATGTTTACTAATTATAAGAAGTATAAAGAAAAAGGTATAAGACAAGCTCATAAAAGTAAAACAAACTTTAGTTTTGCTAAAATGGTTGAACAACTAAAAAATCATTTAGATAAATATGTTCCTGAAATTCCAATGGAAGTTCCATTACAGTTACCCAAATTAAATTTGCCTAAACTAGATTTACCTAAATTAAATTTACCCAAACTTAAAAAATTAGAAGATGAAAAAAGATGATTTAGGGATATGCCCCCGTTGTGAGAGTGATGCATGTTATGAAAATAATTTAGGGGCAGATTATAAAGTTTATATGTGTTATGGTTGTGGGTTTACTACCAATACTCTTATGACTGAAGACAGTGAGTTTTTAGAAGAACAATTAGAGGTACTCCCTGAGTTATATAAGGATTTAGTTTATATAGATGATGATGGGTTAAATTGGATACCTTCTACCATAAGCATTCCTGAAAAAGGGATGATCTTTATTAATGGGAAATCACCAGAAAAATGGAATTGGTCTTCTGTTCCTGCTAAAGAGCTTACTAAAGAAGAATTACCTAATTTCCCTGAGGGATCTACTCATAAAATGGATATGAAAAATGTAAAACATTTTGATGAGCGTAATTTTATCGAAGCTATGGATTACATTGACATGTTTAAAATTATTGAATAATGACACTTAGTTACGCTATACCAGTATGTAATGAATGGATGCAACTGGAATATCTATTAAATTATCTATTTCAAAATAAACGTGAACAAGATGAAATTGTAGTACAATGTGATAAGGGAAATACAACTCCTTCTGTTTATCAAGTACTTAAACAATTTTCAAATTATAAAAAACTTAAAGTAGTAGAATTCCCATTAAATAAAGATTTTGCTTCATTTAAAAATAATCTTAAAGATGCTTGTAATGGAGATTATATTTTTCAAATTGATGCTGATGAAATGTTAGGAAGTATATTAATTGATAATATACCTAACATAATAGAATCTAATCCTTATAATGATGTTTACTTAGTTCCTAGAGTTAATACTGTAAAAGGGCTAACTCAAGAACATATTCAACAATGGGGGTGGAGCGTAGATGAAAAAGGATGGATTAATTGGCCTGATTACCAGTGGCGTATCCTAAAAAATATCCCCGAAATTAAGTGGGTAAATAAGGTCCATGAACGATTAGATGGTTTTAAAACCTATGCTTACTTCCCAAAAATAGAAGATTTGGCATTAAAACATGCTAAAGACATTAAACGCCAGGAAAAACAAAACGAATTATATAGTCAATTATGAATAAATTATTAATTTACATAGTAGCATATGAAAGAAAATCATATACACAAGGTACTATAGAATTAGCTTATAAACTAAAACCAAAAAATTCTCAAATCATAGTTTGTGATAATGGTTCTACTGATGGTACTAGGGAATGGTTAGAAGAAAATCAAGAAAAATATGATTTAGGACTTATATTCCCTGACAAAAATTTAAGGGTAGGGGGTGCTTGGACTTTACTTACTAATTATTTTGATGAAAATGCTTTTGATTATATTCTACTTTTAGATAATGATGGGTGGATTTCTCCTAAAGATAAAAATTGGTATGAACAATGTCTAGAAGTATTTGCTTCAGACCCCAAAATATGTTCATTGGGTTTACATAAAGAAAGAAAACCTGGAACTTTAGTTTTTGGGAAACAGTTTGATCCTAACTATAATTATAAAAAGCCTTTTAATAATTTAGAATACTATGATACAACACTATTTGCTGCTTTTAGGTTAGATAAATTCTCTATATGGCATAAAGCTTTAAAAAATTGGCCTCACACATTTATAGGAGATAAGCTTTGCAATTACTACAAATCAGGGGGGTATAGGACACTTAAAATTACTCCTGGATTTATATCAGACATTTCCGAATATAATTTTGATAATAAAGAACACGAAGAATATAATCAATGGTTTTTTGAAAGAGAACGTGATGGGAAAACAGGACCAGCGTATATTCATAATGTTTCAAGATCTCTTGATTATGAAGATGTTAAGTCTTTTGTTATAAAGAATTTCGGAAGTAAATATATAAAATTTTTATAAAAAATGATTAATTTAGAATTAAAAATCAACCAACTTTTTCAAACCCCTTCGGATATTAATGAACACCTTCCTACTTTAATTAAATATGGGCAAGAATGTAATCACATAACTGAAATGGGAGTAAGGGGGATTATTTCAACATGGGCTTTTTTAGGAAGTGCCCCCAAAAAGATGATAAGCTATGATATCCAAGATCCAAAAGAGTGGGAACAGGATATTAATGATGTATACAAAACTGCTGAAAATTATGGCTTAGATTTTACTTTTACTCAAGCAGATGTATTAAAAATAGAAATCGAACCTACAGAATTACTTTTTATTGATACTTGGCATGCTTATAAACAATTAAAAGCAGAATTAAAATTGCATGCTAACAAAGCTTCTAAATATATTATACTTCATGATACTACTTCATTTGAATTTCACGATGAAACTTCATATGAAATGTGGGGTGATGAATGGAAAGGAACTGGAGAGGGTATTTGGCCCGCTGTTGAAGAATTTTTAAAAAATAATTCACATTGGGTTCTTCATGAAAGATTTAAAAATAATAATGGTTTAACCATTTTAAAAAGGTTATAAATGGCTAATGGAGTATATAAAATAACAGATGAATTTGAACATCAATTAGCAAATTATACAGGAGCTAAATATGTTGTAACTGTAGATAATATGAGTAATGGTTTATTCCTTGCTTTATACTATGAGAACTATGTTAAAAAAAGTATTAAAGGCAAAATCAGCATTCCTTGTAGAACTTACCCTTCAGTACCATGTGAAATTATTCATGCGGGTTTAAAGATTGATTGGGAAAAGGTTGAAGGAGAAACATTAACAGGAGCATACCAATTAAAAGGGTCTAATGTATGGGATTCTGCTTTAACTTTTACAGCTGATATGTACAAACCTAAGACACATATGTGTGTTTCATTTACTGGTCCTTATAAACATTTTAAATTATCTAAAGGTGGAGCTATATTAACTGATAATTTAAAAGCCTACCATTGGTTTAAACGTGCTCGATACTCAGGTAGACGTGAGTGCTCCTATCATGATGACAATTTTGATATGTTAGGGTGGAATTTTTATATGATGCCTGAATTAGCAGCTCGGGGTTCATTATTAATGGGTCAATTCTATAATATGGATGGTACTAAAAAACATCAAGAAGATTTAACATTGCCTTATCCTGATTTAAGTAAATTTAAAATTTATAACCAATGAAAAAAGCCTTATTAGGCTATGGGGGGCATGCTAGAGAAGTAATGTTTCAAATGGGGGAAAACTTACCTTGCTTTGTAGAGGATAATTTTGTATGTAATAGTACTTTACCTTTATCACAATTTGATCCTAAAGAATATAAATTAATGGTTGCTGTAGGTGATAGTACAATTCGAAAAAGATTAGTAGATAATTTGCCTCCATCAACACAATTTTTTTCATTTATTCATGAAACTGCTATTTTAAGTAGATTTTATAGTGTGGTAGGTAAAGGAAGTTTTATAGGAGCATATTCAGTTATTACTACAAATGTTAAATTAGGTAAACATACTTTGTTAAATAGGGGAAATCATATAGGTCATGATTCAACAATTGGAGATTATTTTAGTGCGATGCCTGGAGCTATTGTCTCTGGTAATGTTACTATAGGAAACAGTGTTTATATGGGGACTAATTCTACAATTAAAGAAAAAATTAATATAACAAATAATGTTACTATAGGCTTAAATAGTGGTGTAATCAAAGATATCAACCAGGAGGGTATCTATGTTGGTACACCTGCAAAAAAAATAAAATGAAAATTCATATATTTTATAGACATTTTAACATAAGTGGAAATGATTTTAAAGGAAGACCTAGCTGGTTTGATTTTGAAAAATGTTTTACTAACTTACTTTCTACTATTGAAAATAAAGATGTTGACCTTCATGTTGTGTTTGATGGTGATGTGAAAGATAATTTTATAAAAAAATATTCAAGCAAATATACTTTACATTCTATAAAAGCAGGTAATGACCAATCTTCATTTTGGCAAACATGGGGGATTGTAAAAGACCTTAATTTACCTGATACTGATTTAATTTATTTTTTAGAAAACGATTACTTACACACCCAGGATTGGGTTGAAAAAACATTAGATATATTCCAAACATTTGCAGGGTTAAATTACATATCGTTATATGATCATAATGATAAATATTTTTTACCAATGTATGAAGATTTAACGTCTAAAATATTTTCTACTAATAAACATCATTGGAGAACTACCCCCAGTACTTGTGGTAGTTTTATAATCCCCAAAAATATATTTGAAGAGGATTTTAAGGAACATACTGAAATAAAGGGTGACCATAATAAATTTCTTCATCTTACTCAAACAAAAAACCGTTTTATACTAACTCCTATACCTGGATTGTCTACCCATTGTATGGAAGGCTTACTTTCACCCACAATTAATTGGTCCCAACTATGATATCTGTAATAATCCCTACCTACAAATCCCCTGAATATCTTGATTTATGTCTTAAATCTGTTTTTGAAGGGCAAAAAAATAAAAATGAAATTATAGTTGTTGTAGATGGCTTTTATGAACTAAACAAGCATGTTTTAGATAAATACCCTGATGTAAATATACTTGACCTAGGATTTAACCAAGGACTCCCAGTAGCTACTAATTGGGGGGTTTATAATGCTTCAAATGAATATATTCTAGTAGTTAACGATGATAATGTATTTCCTAAAAATTGGGACATTGATTTAGAACCCTATTTATCTAAAAAAGTAGTAGTGTCTCCTAATCAAATTGAACCTAACCCTTCAATGTTTAAACAGTTTGAAATTCAAAATTTAGGTAAACACCCAAATGAATTTAACTTAGAAGAATTTTGGGATTATGCTCAATCAATTAGACTAGAACAATTTGACAATACAGGATCTACTTTACCTTTTGCAATGCATAAGCTTGATTTTTTAGCTATAGGTGGGTGGGATATCATGTATCCTTCCCCTCATGTAGTTGATTGGGATTTTTTCCTTAAATGTGAATATGTGGGATATAGAATGGATAGAGTTTATACATCTCACTTTTATCATTTTGCAGGCGCCTCTACTCGTTCAACACCAGAACAAAATGCTGAATCAAATCGTAAAGAAAATTTAGCTCATCAATTTTTTGCTAACAAGTGGGGACAGCTTGCAAAACACAACCCCAATAATAATTCAAAGTTGTTAGATTTTTAAATATTTATAAACATGAGCAGGAAAAAAAAAGAAAGGGATGTTCTTTCACTAGAGATAATCTATGATCATAAAGAAGAACTTAAGGAACTAATTGAAAGTAAAGATTTTCATCAACTATTATTAGATGAATCTATAAAAGTAATAGAGGAATCCTTAAAGATGAAAAAAAATGAAGTTAAATTATTTTCAATTTCAAATTTAGATTGCTTTATTATTTTGAATAGGTTAGATTTTCCTAAGGTGATAAGTAAAGCGATTGAATTGTATGAGTCTTTAGAAGATTATGATAGGTGCGCTGAGTTAGTTAAATTGAAAAAAAAGGTTAATGAAACAAAGAAAAGAAATAAAAAAAACCCTTGAACTTATTTTAGGTACTCCCCTTTCATTACAAATAGAAAGTAATTCTGAAGAAGATAAATTAAAAAATGAATTTTTAAAGGTTATAGATTTATATGAGATGGTTTGGAAACGTCAAGCCAAATTTGAAGAACAATCAGGTATAGACCTTACAGCATATGATGATCCTTTTTTTAGAATAATTGAAGGAGTAATTTATTTTAGTTTTTCACCTGAAGCAGTCCAAGCCATTCTCTTTTTTATTTATTCTAGATATGACTTAGATGGTAAGCTTACTCCTTTTGTAGATGATAAAGGTGAAGAACACTTAATGGCTAATGCTGAAGATTTATGGGATTATTTGTTATATCTTACAGACCAAATGATGTTAAATAATTGATATGCCCAAAGCAAAACCATTAAGTAAACAACAGATTCTAGGCGCTGTAAACAAGACTAAATCGAACCGTGCTGCATCTCGTTATTTAGGTGTTTCTTATATTCACTATAAGAAATGGGCTAAAAACTATGATGCTACTGAAGAAGGATATCCAAACTTATTTGAACAACATAAAAATCAATCTGGTAAAGGTATACCTAAATTTTTAAACGGTGGGAAAAAAACACCTGCTATAGTAGATATTATAGAGGGTAGGATTGATCCATCACATTTTGATGCTGCTAAGATTAGAGATAAATTAATTGCTGAAGGGTACCTAGATGAATGTTGTAGTAATTGTAAATTTAGTGAACGAAGAGTATTAGATTATAAAGTTCCTTTAATAATGCATTTTAAAGATGGGGAGAAGAAAAATTATAAACTAGATAATGTAGAACTTCTTTGTTATAATTGCTATTTCCTCCAGGTAGGAAATATATTTAATGACGTACAAATTCAAGGAATGGAAGAACATAAAACACCAAATGAAAGTAAAGTAGATTGGAAAGTTGATAACTATCATATGCAACGTTTAAAAGAACTTGGATTAGAAGATAATGATGAAGACGAATTTGATATAATTTCTAGATTATGAAAAAAAAGCGCAAACATCAAAAACTAGTAACTGACTACGAAAAACAAAAAAGTAAACACCTTGAAAAACTTGCATCAAAAACCTTGGAGAACGATGAAAAAATGCGTAAATTCAAGGAGAAGAATATAAGTGATAAATTTCTAGATTTATTTTAAAGTGGTCTATGTGAAAAAAATACAAGTAGGTAGTTATGATGAATGGCTTAAAATGGCTCTTAATCAGAAATTTACTATATCTCAAACAATAGTAGAATCTATACTGGATAATATAGATACTAAAAGAAAAAAATTACCCATATTTGAAGTTGAAGTTGAAAGCAAAGGAGACATTTATACCCTTTCAATTGAAACTGATCAATTTGTGAGTACGTTAGAAACAAATCTTATTCATTTTGAAAATGAAGAAGCATATGAAGGTTGTCAAAAAATTATTGAAGCTATAAACTATTTAAAATTAAAAAATGGCAAGGAAAATTAGTGCCTTTGAATACACTAAAAGTAATTCATCAGTGAAACGACCTGGAGTTCACGCTAAAACAAAATCCAGTAAAAACAAAAATTCACGTAATTATAAAAAAGCCTATAGAGGTCAAGGAAAATGAGTAAAAATAGCTCTCAACAAAGGATCCAACAGTTTAAAGAGTGGGATCGATGGATGGAAAATGAATATCCTAAATACAAGGAAAGGAAGAAGAAGAAGCGTAAGCGACCTGAAATTCCTTTCCACGATGAAGGGGAAGTTGATTATTCCCAATATGGAATTTAAGAACTTATCTATGAGTTTGGAAGAGGCTATGAATGTCATGTCCGATGAGGATTTGACGTTCATAGCAGCTTTCAACCCCCCTTTATTTAAACAAATATGTTTAATGTTATCTCTTGAAAAACAACTTAAAATCGAAGGTAAATCCTTTTTGGAAACACCTGATTAAATATTAGGAATCCTGAAGATTTGTTCGTATATTTACGGTATAAGTTTAAGGAATGGCAATTTTCAAGATTTACAAAGATGGAGTTGAAGAGGTGATATCTCAAGAATCATCTCAATTTACATATGTCCCTGATGGAACTACTAAATCTGTATCAATTCAGAGGATTATGTATAAACATGAGCACTGGATGCCACCCGCATTTACTAATGTTAAAGATAAAAGATATATTTTACCTACATGGAAAGAAGTTCATCCTGATACTACTTTTGAGGATGTTTTTCACATTAAACCTGAGCGTAAAAAACCAGTCAAGGAAACTAAAACATTCCCATCAAAAAGTGATCCATCTGTTACTTACAAAGCAACTGTCACTACTTACCCTTCAGGTGAAGTAAAAATGTATTGTAATTGTCCTGGTAAATGGAGAGCAAAAGATGGAATGTGCAAACATTTAAAAGCTTTTGCATAAAGATGTGGGATCTGGAAGATTCGTTCGTATATTTACAGGGTCCGGTTGCGGGCAAAAAACGTTTAAATTTTTTATAATGTTAGATTTACTTATTGATATTGTTGTTTTTATTGTAGAGATAGTATTTGTTATAAATGTTGTAAAAGTGATTGAGGGTGCTCGAAATAGGGCAATTGAGAGAAAAATAAAAGAAAACGCATAAAATAAAAGATATGGCCCGATGGTGAAACTGGTATACACGATTGACTTAAAATCAATTGCTCAAACACGAGCGTGCGGGTTCGAGTCCCGCTCGGGCTACTAGACATGGAGGAAAATATGTTTTGACATATCTACCAATATGTATAACCATGAAATATGATACAAGTAAAACTAATACCTGGAAAAAAAGTGGAGTAAAACCTAAAGACATACCTAAAGCAGAGTTTATTAAAATGTGTAATGAACACAAAACAATGGCTCGAGCAGCAGCTGCATTAGGATTACATTTTGCTACATTTAAAAAATACGCTAAATTATATGAATGTTATAATCCCAATCAATCGGGTAAAGGCATAAACAAAGATATGTCTTCGAAGCAGTTTGAGAATATAGAAGATTATGCAACAAGACAATCAGTAAGAGCGAGGATTTTAAAAGATAAGTTATTAGATTACAAGTGTAAAGAATGTGGAATAGAAAAATGGAATAAAAAAGAAATTGCTCTTGAATTAGATCACATTAACGGAAACGGATGGGATCACAGGTTAGAGAATTTAAGATGGCTTTGCCCTAATTGTCATTCTCAAACCAAAACATTTAGGAACAAAGCAAGATATTAAATCCTTAGACGTAAGGTCTGGCCTCTGGAAAGTTAATGACTCACAAGCCAGTAAATATGCCCCCGTAGCTTAACTGGATAAAGCAACGCACTTCTAATGCGTAGAGTTTGAGTTCGAGTCTCAACGGGGGTACTAATTGTTCTTTGATATCTTAATTAAAATTCGCTGATGACGCCACTGCGATTAAAAATGGCGCACCAATATGGGGACGTAGCTCAATTGGTTAGAGCATCAAGCTTATATCTTGAAGGTAGTGAGTTCAAATCTCACCGTCCCTACACCGGTTGTGTGAGTTGGTTAGGTAGCAGCACAACACCTGGTCGGAGGCTAACCTCTCACGGGCCAAGGAAATACTACTTAAGTGTAGCGTTTTGATTATCATGTACGAAACAGATATCCAGTTGGCAGTCTGACACTGCAAGTACCCCTTCGGGGGTGCGGATCTGATCTCGTAGCTCAGCTGGTTAGAGCATCTCACTTTTAATGAGAGGGTCGTGGGTTCGAGTCCCACCGGGATTACTAAAATAAAATAAAATAAAATAAAATGAAAAATTTACTATTAATTACAGCAGTAGTGGGTCTAATGGCTTGTAATTCTACTGAAGAGTGTTGTATTGTAATTCAACCCCAAGATGCTAATGATTTACCTTTTGAAATTGATTCAATCCAAAACGTAGGTCAACTACTAGATTCATTAGAAGCAATCCCTTCTGATAATTTTTGATATTTATTACTAAAATTAAGTAATGGGGTACGGAACAAATGTAGTTAAAACAACGGGAAATGCAAGCCCAGATCTTGATTTTAGTAATGTTGGTATTCCCCCTATAATACAAATAGTATTTGTTGATGGAAATCCTATTTTTGGAATTGACCGAAGCAGAAGTTTAAATATTGAGATAAATGCTTTATCAGGATCAATTTCAGGAATTAATGATGATTATGGTACGGGTACAATAACTACTTCACCCTCATCACAAAATGTTACTGGAGAAGGTGCTGCATTTTCAATTACATTTGATGGAGGGGTTACATCAATTTCAGTTACTGAAGAAGGAGGGGGTTACGCAGCAGGTGATACATTTACTTGGACTTCATCTGATCTAAACACAGCAATAGGAAATGGAAGTGGAACAGGTAATTTAGTAATAACTCTACAAACATCAACCTCCCCATCTAACTTAGGACATTCTGGTGCTGGTTTTGGACCCACCGTAGCTGATGAGGGATTTGAAGGAACTAATTTTTGGTCAGGAATAACTCCCTCAACTGGGACCTATACTACTTATAAAAAAAATAATCCTGATGTAAACGGCCCCAGCATAGGCTCAGTACCTGAAGATGACATAGTATCTTTTATGTATAATGCATCAGGTCTTGTTCCGACACCTGGAATTCCTGAAACTAATGCTTATGGTAGAATATTCTCCACTCAAAGTCTAGCGATTTCCCCAATTTTTGCTTTTCCTAGAGATATAGATAATTTTACTGTAGAAGGATTATCTGCTTATATAGATGCAAGCCAACCTCATTCTTATGCAAGTGGGAGTGGACAAGGATTTATCCTTCAAGGTAAAAGTAATTCTAATCCTACCTCTTATTGGAAAACATGGTTCTACCCTAAAGGAGATACAGCTAGTTCAGATTACAAGAGATACTCTCCCAATAATGCTGGAAAAAATGTTATTAATGGTTCCATAACATTTGATTCTTCTGAGAAAGAATATATAGATTCATTTGCTGCTGTTTCAAACCAACCCCTCCAATCCACTTTTACTCAACAATTTTTAGTATATGTAGATGGGAGTCAATCTAATGGTAGAATTTTTATTAAACCTGAAAGTGGAACAGGAGATAATGGGTATGAAGTATATTTAGATGGCCTTGAAATCGTTATAAATGTGGCAGGGGAAACTACATCATCAGGTGTATCTGTTTCTAATAATAGTTGGAATTTTATAACTGTTACTCTAACAGATACCCAAAATAAAATAAGTGTAAATAATGGTAGTGTAACAACTAACACAAGAACAACTGTTACTGATTTAAGTGATATAACTACTACTAATAAATTTTATTTAGGAGGAAATGCAAGTACTGTAGGTACCCATTTTAATGGAAAATTAGCAATTTTCCTTCATTACACAGGTGAACTTACATCAGAACAAAAAACTAAAAATTGGAATATTTTTAAAGGTAGATTTGGCCTTTAAAAACTTTTCACATCTTTTATGCGGAAATTTTTGGAATCCTGAGGATTAATTCGTATATTTATGGTATGAAAAAAGTTACAATCGACAGCGTTTACGCTCAAGCACGTGAAGTGCTTAAAGAAGGTCGTGTTGATGAAGCACGTGACCTAGCAGACTACGGAATCGTAATGGCAGCTGAAGCCCAAGAAGAGGGTTTGACAATGGATGATGAACTCGAAGGAGTTCGAATCGGATTGTGGCTTGAACGATTTTGGTATTTTTTAGAAAACAATAACCTTTTATTAGCATGATTATTTCTGAATACAGCCATCAAGTAATTGAGGCGATGGTTAAGGACATTCAAATGTCACTTAAGAATATTAACACCCTACACCGTGATAATATCCACCCTGATGT